ACTTGGGTTTAAAATAATGGGTCTTCAATGGTTAACTGGATTTGCTAGAAGATATGCATATAATGTTGGAGCAGTCGATGCTTATACAAGTGCAAATAAATTAGCTAAGTATGTACAAGCTGGTAATAAGTTATCTTCAGCTAAAGGAATTAGACTTACAAATGATGTTGGTAAGTATGGTATTAATACAACTGATGCATTAAGAATTGGAAGGTCAAATACTTTTGAAGATGCTTTAAAAAGTAAAGCTAATAAAGATTTATTAAATAGTGCAGGTATAACTGCTTCTAATAGAGATGCATTAATACCTCAAGTATCTAACAGATTATTATTTACACAATCAAGAGACCCTTTAGTTAGATTAATGGGTCAGTTTATGTCATGGACATTAGCTAAATCTGCACAAACAAATAAACTTTTACAGAGAATAGAAAATGGAGACACTAAACAATTAGTTAAACTATTAGCAGGATTGCCTGTGTATGGTGGTATTCAAGCATTAAGAGAGATTGCTAAGTATGGAGAAGTACAAACTGATTTAGAAACACAAACAGATAAATGGTACTCTGAAGCTGTAAGATTATCTGGTGTATCTGGTACTGCAACTGAATTAGTTTTAGGAAGATTAACTGGACCAGGTTCTAGAGAGCCTTGGTATTTGTTTGCACCTGTATTTAGTATATTAAAAGATGTAGGTAATATACCTAAAGAAGTTTACAAAGGTAATAGTGATAAAGCATTACAAATATTTAGTGAAAGAATTGCACCTCTTCCTACATGGAGAAGATGGATAGGTAAATTATTTCCTGATAGTGAACTTATTACACCTGTTAAAGAAACAGATTTTAAAAACAGATTACAATTTAATAAAGGAGATATAGTAGATGAAAACAATACTGATGCTGTTGTTGTTGACCAACCTTTTTTAGAAGAAGCAGAAGCAATAGCTTCTAAAAAAACTATTGTTCCTATGATGAAACCTACTGTAGAAGAACAAGTTAAAAGTTTATCAACACCTTTAAAAAATAAAGTAAAACAAAAGAAAACAATATTTAACAATCCAGGTAATATAGAACAAGGTCAAGAATATGCAGGTGAAACTGGAGAAACTTATGCTAACGATAGAGACAGACCTTTTGTTGTTTTTGATAGTCCAGAAATGGGAGTAAGAGCATTAGCTAAAGATTTAACTACAAAAATTAAAAGACATAAAGGAGATATAGAAAAAATTATTACTGAGTATGCTCCTAATAATGAGAATGATACACAAGATTATATTAATTTTGTAAAAAGTAGTTTAGGTGGAAAAGATATTGTTACTGAAAATGATATAGCTAGTTTAACAAAAGCAGTAATATTAAAAGAAAATAAAAAAGATGTAGCTTTAAGATATTTAGTTAAAGATATATTTGATACTGGTATTAAATTAAGTAAATTTAATTTAGATAGTAAAATGTCTTTTGAAGAAGCTAAAAAATTATTAGATGATAAAATGAAATTTAATTTAGGTGGTATAGTAGGTAAAGCAATAGTTAAAGGTTTATCAAAAGCTGCAGTTAAAAGAGGTGATACAGCAATATCAACTACAGTAGGTACATATAAAAAAGTTAATAAAATATTTGATGATGCTAATGTTAAAACTGTACATGATTTTGGTTCTGGCTTAGGTTTAGGTTCAAAAGAATTTACAAATAAAATAGTAACTAATCATGAACCTTTTGTTCCAGTAGAAAAAATTATAAAAGTAAAAGGTAAAGTACCTGATTATAAAACAGCAGATGATGTTATATTTAAAGAAGGATTTGCTTCTAAAGATGGTGTTGTTAATGCTAATGTCTTGAATGTAATTGAAGACCCTATGGAAAGAAGTAATGTTGTTAGACAAATATCACAATTAATAAGCGATAAAGGAATAGCTGTTATTACAACAAGAGGTAATGAAGTTACTAAAGCAGCCCTAGCTTCTAAGAATGCTACACCATTTAATGATGGGTGGATATTTGGTAAGGGAGATAAGAAGACTTTTCAAAAAGGATATAGTCAAAAAGAATTAGAAGAATATATTAAAAGTATTTTAGGTGATAAATTTAAAGTAGAAAAAATTCCTAGTAAATATAAGATAGGAACATCAGGAGTAATTATTAAAAAAATAAAAGGAGATAAATAAAATGCCATTTGAAATGATAACAATGTTAGGTTCAACTGTACTCGGGGGAGTAATGAGTATATGGTCGCAAAGCATTAAAGCAAAACAAGCAGAACAGAAGATGCTTATACAAAGAGCAGAAGTACAACAAAAAGGTTTTAAGGAAGCTAGAGAATATGAAAATGTAGGATTCCAATGGACTAGAAGAATCATAGCATTGACTGCTGTATTTGCTATAGTACTATTACCTAAACTAATGCCTGTACTATCACCAGATACAAGTGTGATTGTAGGTTATTTAGAATTTAAACCTTCATTCTTATTCTTACCAGAAAAAGAAATAATGAAATGGATAACACTATCATCTAATAGTTTAGTTATAACACCATTAGATACTAACTTAGTGTCAGCTATTATTGGTTTATACTTTGGAGGTTCGTTAGTAAAAAAATAATATGATAGATAAATTTTTTTATAAACTATTTTCTTTAATTGATAATTTATTTTCATGGTTAGAAACTTATTCAATTAAATTTACTACTTGGTTGTGGCATTCAAGAGTAGAATTATTAAGAAAGAAAAGAAAGAAGAAATGAGAGACACAAAACTTTTAGAAGCATTTAAAAAGAAAGTTGAAAAGAAATTTAAAGAAATGAACATCTTTAAAAATCTTAGAAAAGAAGTAGAGATTGGTGCTAATGGTACTCAGTCTTATATAATAAAAGAAGGTGTTAATAAAGGTAAGAAAGCAACTAAATAATATGGACTCTAGTTATGAATTATTATTTCACAGGTTTATTAATTATTGCTTTTGTATTGTTAGCATTTTTTGGAGGACCTAATTTATGAAAATATCACAAGACACATCAGTAAGTATGCCAATTAAAAATATGATTGGTATTGTAGTAGCTGTAGCTATGGGTGTGTTTGGATATACAGAAGTAACAGCAAGACTTACCAGTTTAGAAACATCAAGAGAATTATTTCAAGCAGATTTATTAAAAAAGTCAGAGCAAAAACCTACAGACCAAGAACAGTTTATGTTGATTGAAGCTTTGTTTGAAGATGTAGAAAAGTTAATTAAGAATCAAGAACAAAATATGACTAACAAAGTTAATATAGAATTTCTTAAATCTCAATTAGAAAAAGCTTTAAATGATGTAGAAGAACTAAAAGATAAGGTAAGAGCAAATGGAAACAGTCATTAGTACAGTTGTAGCACTATGTATGTTTATAGCAGGGGAGTTAACTGAACACAGAATACAACCTGCAATGAGTGATTGTTTAAAAGGAAAGAGAGTAGCTGAGAGAACAGCTAATGATAATATAGAGTACAAATGTGGAAGAGTAAAAGCTGAATTAGAATCAAACATTGATGGTAGTAAAGCAATTAAAAAAATAATTGGAGAATAAAAATGAAAAAAAATTGTAATAAATGTAAAAAAGAATATGAAACTAAAGAAGAATTAGATATGTTTTGTAGCCAACAATGTAAGGAAGAAGCTTTAGCTGATTTAGATAATGATAGTGATGAGTGTTTATCTTGTCAATAAGAAAATAAAAATATGACAGCAGCAAAAATATATATACTAACAATAATGTTATGTGCAGTAGGACAACCTCAATGTGTTATGCCACAAGTAATTAGTGAACATAGTACTCATTATGATTGTGTTAAACATGGGATGGGTGATGGATATGAAATTTTATTTGGAAGTGATTTAACTAAAAAACAAATTAATGATGCAAAATTATATGTTAGATTTAGTTGTGTACCTAAAGATATAGTTGAATCCTAAGAATGAAAAACATCTGAAGCAATCTTTTCTAGGTCTTCAGTCAACATATTAAACTTAGCATCACATTCTTTTAATAATGCTTTGATAACTCCAGCATTTTCTTTTTTAAAATGAAGATGAATTTTATCTAAAGGATACTTAGATAGTTCAGTAATAAATTGTCCTTGATTATTAATAATTAATTTAAAGCCCATCAAGTGTGCTTCTTTTCTTTTAGTTCTTTTCTTTTGTTTAAGTTTTCGATTGGTTTTCATGTTTCTCTTTCAATAAGTCAACAAGAAAATCATCATCATTCTTCTCGCTTCTAAGTTTAGTCATAGGAGTATCACCTTCTTTATAGGTTTCAATGGTTCTAATTCTAACAGGATTAGTCATGAATATAGGAAACTTAGGATTGTCTAAAGACTTAACCATAAAGAACCCATCCTCAGCAACACCAAATGTTTCTACTCTTTTAATATCTATATCATCTGAACCAATTAAACAAACTCTTAAATTATAAATTGGTTTAGGTTCTACTGGTTTGGTAGGTTTACCATTCAATCCTACTATATTACTTGTCATTAATAATTTCCTTATTATGTATTTCTTCTATAACAACAGGTGCTACTTCTCCTTGTTGTCCATCATCATCAGCTAAACTATCTACACTTTCAGTATACATTTCATTTAACTTCTCATTGTTTCTTGTTATCTTTAATTTAAGATGGTCTTTCAAGGCATCAATTTTAACATGAAGTATTTTATCTAAGTGTCTGTTAATACCATACATGGGTAAATCATTTAGTGCTGAGATGATTCTGCGAAAACCTCTTGCTCTTTTTTCTAATTGTGTTATCTGTGATTCGTTAGTCATAGTCTCTCTCCAATATCATTTCTAAATAGTGAATTGCTTTTTCTATATCTTTTTGTTTTCCTTTTAGCTTATGTCTACAAATATATTTAATAGCATTACCTTCAGCAAATAATAATTGATTCTCATTTATAAACTGAGCAGGTTGAATCTTCATACCTTTGTAGTGGTCTCCATCAATTTGCTTATCTAAGCTATCATAAGCAACTCCTTTAAACATTTCTTTGCTTGGCATTATAATATATTATCCTGTCTTCTTAATTGTTTTTCTGTTGGTTGTAACATAGCATTTAAATCATCTATTGTCAACTCTGGATTTCTTTTTAGTTTCTTTACTATCCATTTGTAAGACCAAGGTTGTAGTCTACATTGTTGTTGTCTATCATAGTAGTGAGTTTGATTAGGAATAAAATCAAATACATTTTTATAATTAATTTTACTAGCTTCATCTTTAGATAACAAAGACTGTAGCCACTCAACAAGTATATGTCTTGCTTTTCTTCTTATAGGTTTCATTTGTTTACTGTTCATTTTCTTTCTTTCCATGACAAACTTCATATGAAGCATTACAATTTTTACAACTATAATTACTTACAAATAAATATTCATCATTATCATATACATCTTCAGCATCAAAGTCATTACCCCAAAGAACATCACCATTACAAATAAAACATTTCATTATTTTAATTCCTTAAAATTAGTATCTCTATCAAAATATTTATACTCTACTATGATAGGTTCAAATATTTCTAAACATTCTAGTACATCTGTCTTCTTAAATTCTTTACAAGAATAAACATCTAACTGTACTAATGCAGGTTGTTGTTCATCCCATGTATGAATACCAATGTGTGAAGTATCTATAATAGCAACACCACTTAATCCTTTATTACCTTTCTTAGTAACTCTAGATGAATAAGGTCCTGCTAATATATTCATATCTATTTTATTAATTAATTTTTTCATCCAAGCAACTGTATCTTCTTCAGTAGCTAAAGGTTTC